CCTAATGGTATGCCATCCCTATGGGGTTGGGCATATCTGATGCTCCTGATCAAATAGAATCCCTCTTCCTAGTGAATGGCATCCCAACAGGCTTCCAAGGTCCACCCAAGATTCCGCTGTTCAATTCCGCCATATCCCAACCCCAAATTGCTTACTCTAAAACAACGTGAACCTGGTATTCTGGATCTTCCCGGTCGGATCGATGAACAGAAACTTGTGCTGTCCGCCCTTCTGGATCTTTACCCGATAGACGTCCGTGGATTTCTTCGCATTATACTTGATGTACTCATGGGCATGGTCCACGTGCCAGTCGGCGTATTGCCGGGTCGCATCCTGCACCGGTTTCGGAAGTAAGGCGTAATCGACCATTTGTTTCGAACTGAGCAGCTTACCATTATTGTCATACACCCCGGTGAATGTCCTGTTGCCATCCTTTACGCGTATGGTGTAATAAGTGGACTCCATTTCCCCGTCACCGGACGTCTGGATGTTCCATTCATCACCATATAATTTTCCCGGCAGAAAGGACATGTCGTCGACAATGAATCCCGGGAAATCCTTCTTCAGCGCATCCATCACCGCAGCAGGCGCTTCCCCCTTGTTCACATGGGTGATCGTGATCTTTTTCTCCTGGGCGATGGCGGCAACGGATATGATGATCCAAATAGTTTTCGTATGACAACTGATGATAAAACTTTTCCAATTCGCGTTATATCATTAGATCATGTTGTATCGTTGGTATATGATGACGGTTCTAAGGGTGATAAGAGAAACATTCAAAAGACTGAAATCAATGTCTGGGAAGTAAAATCTGATAGTCGAAAGGGTGGCACTTACACTGTGACTAGAAACGGTGGTATCTTTGATTGCACCTGTGTTGGTTATGGTTTTCGTAGAACTTGTCGGCATGTCAATCAAATAAAGGCTAAAGTTGCGTGAGAATAAATCAGAATGTTATGGAAGTCTTGGCTAAGACTGCCGAAGCTAATGACGAATACCCGCGAGCGCGGCTTGCTGCCGCTATTGTTAGAGGTAATAGAATCATCTCTATAGGAAAAAATCGAAGAAAGTCGGATCCACTACAGGCTAAGTTTAGCAAGAACAATGAAGCAATATTCCTTCATGCTGAAATCCATGCTATCAAGAACGCGCTTCGTGAGTTGAGTGTGGATGAACTTCAAGATACCACGCTCTATATCTGTCGAGTCAAACAACCACTAACATACACTGATCCATTTGAATGGGCCTTAGCTAAACCTTGTGAGGGTTGCGAGAGAGCAATAGAAGAATTTGGTATAAAACGAGTCATATATACCACACGCCCAGGAACATGCGAAGCCCTCTGATAACCTCAGAGGGTTTTTTGTTTGATAAATAGAAGAAAAGAACACAATTGGAGTAATATTAAAAATGACTCAATCTCCACATATAACATTTAAAACAAAACTTATTATGAATGAAATGGCTATGCTTGCTGGCAGGGGATCAGATCCTAATGCAGACGAAAAAGCAATTGTAGATATTCTTCAAAGAATACACAATCATCCAAATGCAAAAGAGAGATCCAGATATATTGATCATCCTCAAGGCGCACATCAATATGCACAAAAACATATGCTAACAGGAAATGATGAATATGATAGAGGAACTAGAACAGCAGCCGCAGCGGCACAAGCAATTTTAAATCATTCATCCAAAAGACATGGTTCAATCAAAGATATATTCAAAAAAAGAAATGCTGTAATAGCAAGAAGCGGTATCACTGCCGCAAAAGTTACACCAGAATATCAAAAACTTGGTGGCAAGAATGCTACATCTCGTGCGGATATAACAGTATCTTCAGCTGACGGTAAAAGTAAACACACATTTTCAGTAAAAAAGAATGATGCTCAAGTTGCTTCAGCAGAATCTGGAGAACTTAGATCGTTAGGTCATGCAGCTACAGATAGTTATACTACACATGAACCTACAAGAAGAGATATAAAAAGTCGTATAGATGCTATTGCTGCAATTCAAAAGAAATCTGAAAGCGTTAAAAATGATGATGAATATAGAAAACATGCAAAAACCGCAAATCGTATTCTACAAAGATTGAGAGCAGACCATCCTGAATGGGAACATCATATCGGACGTGAAGCAGCAACAGGTCATGCTAAATTTGGTAAAGATCAAGAGGGATCTGCTGATAATATGTTATCATATAATGAAAAGAGCGGAGAGGCTAAGATTTGGAAAAGCGAATCAAAAGGTTCCCCGTATTCAAAACTAAAAATGGAAGTTAGAGCGGGAAAGGGCCGAAAAGGTAAAAGAGATCCAAATGCTCCGGCTGGAGTAGATTTAAGAAAACGTAGACAAATAGCATTAAGAGTTGAACCTGGCAAATGATAAAACTAAGTCAATATCTCACCGAAGATAAAGAAGGTAAGAATCTTCATCTCGAACATATCGAAGATGAGGTTCTCAATGGTGGTGTTAGTGGTACTCGCGGTGCTATCAACTTCCTTATGTCACTTAGAGATATGCTTCAAGGTCATGCAGCATCATCTAAAGTCAATCTAACTACTAAATGGGATGGTGCGCCAGCTATCTTTGCTGGTATCAATCCAGAGAACGATAAGTTCTTCGTTGGTACCAAAGGTGTTTTCGCTCAGAATGCTAAGTTAAACTATACAGATGCTGATATTGATAGAAATCATCCTGGTGAAGGTCTAAACAAAAAACTAAAGGTAGCGTTGAGATATCTAAAGACACTTGACATTCGCGGCATCATTCAAGGTGATATGATGTTTAGCAAGGGTGATATCAAGACTGAAACGATTGACGGCGAAGAGTATATCACATTCCAACCTAACACAGTCGTTTATGCCGTTCCTGCTAATTCAGCACTAGCCAAACAAATGCTTCAAGCACAAATGGGTATTGTATGGCATACATCATACACTGGTCCAAAAATGGCTGATATGAGAGCGTCATTTGGTGTTGATATTGGTAGACTAACACAGACCAAGAATGTTTGGTTCCGTGATGCAGACTTCGTTGATGCCTCTGGTACAGCAACGTTTACGGCTCAAGAAACAGCAGCACTCAATAGCATTCTCACACAAATCGGTTCACTATTCAGAACAATCTCATCAAGAACATTGAATGAGATTGCTACAAATGACACATATAAGATTCAAATCAAAGCCTGGAATAATCTCAAGGTGCGTGAGGGGCAAGAAATCAAAAACACAGCAGAGCATGTTCGTGGGCTTATTCAGACTGTTGAGACTAAACTAAACAAGTCAATCGCTGAAGCAAAGAAGGCTGATACCAGATTGAAGAGACAACGCGAAAAAACTGTTGTCATGAACTTCTATAAGTCAAACAAGGATGAACTCAAGAAGATATTCGATCTTCAAAACCTTATTATTGAAGCGAAGTTGATGATTGTTCGTAAGTTGGAAAAAGTCAAGGGTGCCATTGGCACATATCTAAGAACAGACGAGAATGGGCTTCGTGCGACAAGTGAGGAAGGATTCGTAGCTGTTGATGTTCTCAAGGGTAATGCAGTCAAGTTGGTTGATCGCCTTGAGTTCTCACAAGCCAATTTCAATGCAGCAAAGGCCTGGAGTAAATGATAAGAGAAGGATATAAAGCACCTAAGGTAAAACCAAAGGGGCTTCTAAATGTTTTTGATATAGATGACACTCTATTCAGAACAAATGCTAAAATCAGTATTGTGAAGAACGGTAAGGTTGTCAAGGTACTAAACTCAGGCGAGTTCAACACATATGAACTTAAACCCGGTGAAGAATATAACTTTGACCAGTTTAGATCAGGAAAAATATTCCGCGAAACATCACAACCAATAGATAAGATGTTATCTAGAGCAGAACGTGCTGTGTCATCACAAGACGAAAACTCAAAGTCAATCATCATTACAGCTAGATCAGACTTTGTTGATAAAGGACCATTCTTGCAAAAGTTCAGAGATCATGGCTTTCCTATTGATAAAGTATATGTGGAACGCGCAGGCAATCTACAAAAACTACAAAAGAAAGCATCTGTTCATATCACTAAAGGTGTTGTGCTGATCAAGTATATCAAGAGTGGGCAGTTCAATAAGATTCGGATGTGGGATGATAGTTCAAAAAATCTAGATATTCTACTCAAACTTGGTGAAAAATACCCAGAAATCAGCATGGAAGCATATCTTGTTGATGAGGATGGAAATACAAAAAGATATAAATAGAGTGTAACAGTTCTCCTGCAGAGGGATGAGATGAAAGTATTAGCAGTATATCCAGGGCGTTTCCAGCCTCTACATAAGGGTCACGCCCAAGTCTATGAATGGCTAAAGAATAAGTTTGGTGATGCAGTCATTGCCACTTCTGATAAGGTCGATCCACCCAAATCTCCATTCAACTTCAAAGAAAAAGTTCAGATAATGAAACTCGCTGGCATTCCATCAAGTGGTGTTCAGCAAGTCAGAAACCCATATATCGCTTCCGAAATATTGCGAAACTATGACGGAAAAAAGACAGTTCTTGTCTTTGCTGTGTCGCAAAAAGATATGGAAGAAGATCCAAGATTCTCATTCAAACCAACCAAAAGCGGTAAACCAGGTTATCTACAACCTTATCCAAAAGATGGAAGAGGGTTAAAGCCTTTTGGTGATCCCGATAAGCCAGTCGGATATGTCATTGTAACACCAACATTCAACTTTGATGTTCTCGGTGAGCCAATGAAGTCTGCTACTGAAGTAAGAAAGCAGTTTTCTGAAGCAAACTATGATAAGCAGGCTAAGATAATCAAAGACCTTTTTGGTTCATATAGCAAACAGGTACACAATCTAATGAACAAGAAAATAGCAGGAACAGGTAAACCAAAAACACTCAAGCAGATTCGTGTAATGAAGGAAGAACATTTAGATTCTATTGGCGAACTTGATCATAAGAAGTTTGGTCCAATGCTAGATTCATTCGTTCAGTTCGCGTCAAAGAAATTAGGTATCAAGTCTAGACCAACTCATGAACTAAAGAAAGATGAGATGGAGACAAGTTTTGCTGCATATAATCCTGGCGAAAAGCACATGATTGTTGTAACAAAGAATCGTCATCCAATGGACATCTTTAGATCAGTGGCTCATGAACTTGTTCATCACAAACAAAACGAGGATGGTCGTCTTGGCAAAGATATTTCCAAAGAAGGAGCAACTGGTTCCGATATTGAAAACGAAGCAAACTCCGA